CTCGACGGCGGGATCGGCTCGTCGGTGTCGCTCGCGTTCGTCGACGAGGCGTGGCGCGTGTCGCGGGAGGTCGTCGACGGCTCGATCGCGCCGACGATGCTCGAGCGGCGCTCGCCGCAGATGATCCTCGTCAGCACGGCGGGCGACGGCGGCTCGACGCTGCTGCTCGAGGATCGCGACGCGGCGATCGCGCAGCTCGCCGACCCGGACGGCGCGCGGATCCTGCTGCTCGAGTGGTCGGCGCCACCCGACGCGCTCGCCGACGATCGCGACGCGTGGCGGTCGGCGTCGCCGCACTGGACACCGCAGCGGCTCGAGGCGCTCGAGCACGCGTTCGCGACGAGCCCGGAGTCGGAGTGGCGCCGTCAGTACCTCAATCAGTGGGTGCTCGCGGCGCGCTCGTGGATCGGGCCCGGTCAGTGGGCAGCTGCGACCGTGCTCGAGCTCGAGCTCCCGAGCTCACCCGCGGGCACGATCGCGATCAACGACGAGGACGGGCGTCCGGGCGCGTGCGGCTACGTGATCGCGATCGCGGACGGCGACGACGTGGTCGTGTCGGGTCGCGCGTTCACGTCGCGGCGCGCGCTGTGGGCTGAGCTCGAGCAGCTCGGGCAGCAGCGGCGCGGCGCCGAGCTCCTCTACCCGCCGTCGTTTGAGAAGCACATCGCGCGTCTGCCGTTCCGCACGACGAAGGTCGGCACCGCGGAGCAGCGCGCGGGCTACGGGCCGACGCTCGCCGCGATCGTCGACGGTCGGCTGCGGCACGACGGCGGCGAGGAGCTCACCCGGCAGATGCTCACGGCGACGCCGGTCACGGTTCCCGACGCGGGCACGACGCTGTCGACGCGGCGCTCGCCCGGGCCGATCTACCTCGCCCGGGCTGCGGTGTGGGCGATCGGCGCCGAGCTCCGTCCGCAGCGGCTCGGGGCGCCGATGGTCGTCGCGGGCTGACGATGTAGCCGATCGGCGGATGGCGGCGCCGCGGGCCCGCCGCGATCCTCGAGCGCGTGAAGCTGTTTGCGCGCAACGGGTCGACGATCACGACGTCGCGCGCGTCGGCGCGGATCCCGGTCGTACGCTCGGGCACGTCGCTCGAGGTCGCGGAGCTGTCGTGGATCGCGGAGGGCGTGTCGCGGCAGCTCGCGATGACGATCCCCGCGGTGTCGTGTGCGCGCGATCTGATCGTCGGCACGATCGTGCAGCTGCAGCTGAACCGCAGCCGCGGCGACGAGCGGCTCGACGCGGGCTACCTCCTGAGCAAGCCCGATCCGTCGACGTCGTTCCCGCAGACGCTCGGCGGCACCGTCGACGATCTGCTGTTCCGCGGGCGCGCGTACTGGCGCGTGCTCGATCGCGATAGCGAGGGGTTCCCGACGCGCGCGCGGTGGACGCCGGTCGACGACGTGCAGCCGCAGACGCGGTCGGTCGGCGGCGCGTACGCGGTGATCGTCGGCTACACGATCGCGGGTGTGCAGGGCGACGTCGAGGTCGGCGACGTGATCCGGTTCGACTCGCCGATCGCGGCCGTGCTCGACGTCGGCGGGCGCACGCTCGCCGCGGCGATCGAGCTCGAGGAGGCGGCGCGGCGGCTCGCAGCCGTCGAGCTCCCCGCGGGCGTGCTCAAGAACGAGGGCGCGGAGGTTTCGGCCGAGGACGGCGCGGCGATCGTCGAGCGGTTCCAGCAGGCGCGGCGGACGAGCGGGATCGGGTGGCTGCAGAACGTGAGCTACACGCGCGAGAACCTCTCACCCGCCGATCTGCAGCTCGTCGAGGCGCGCGCGAACGTCGCGACCGACGTCGCGCGGCTGTTCAACCTCCCGGTGTCGATGGTCGGCGCGTCGCCGTCCGGGGGCTCGACCGCGTACCTCTACGCGAACCTCTCGCAGACGCTCGCGTTTATGACGTCGACGGCGATCGCGCCGCACTTGCGCGTGCTCGAGGCGACGCTGTCGGACGTGCTCCCGCGCGGGCAGTCGTGCGCGTTCGACGTGCAGTCGTTTCTCCGCGCCGACCCGCAAGCACAAGCCGACTACGTGATCGCGCTCGTCGGCGCGCAGCTGCTCACCGTCGACGAGGGGCGCGCGATGCTCGGGATCCCCAAGGTCGACGACACCGAAACAGCAGGGAGGGTCTGATGCTCCGGTTCGATATGGATCTGATCGCGGCCGACCTCGTGTCGCGCACGATCGAGGGCGTGGTCGTGCCGTACGACGAGGTCGGTCGGATCGCGGGCGTCGAGTACCGGTTCGTTCCGGGCTCGATCACGGCGGCGCGTGCACGTACACCGCTGCTCGTCGACCACGATCGCGGGCAGCCGGTCGGCGTGCTCGCCGAGCTCGTCGACACGCCGAGCGGCGCGGTCGGTCGGTTCCGCGTCGATCAGACTCCCGCGGGCGATACGGCGCTCGTGCAGGCGGCGTCGGGATCGCGCGGCGCGCTGTCGGTCGGCGCGGAGGTCGTGACGTCGCGCGACGTCGGCGGCGTCGTCGAAGTGACGGCGGGTCTGCTGCACGAGGTGTCGCTCCTGGCGCTCGGCGCGTTCCCGTCGGCGAGCGTGTCGCGCGTCGCCGCGGAGCTCGCCAGTGCTGAGGACGACGACGCGATCGAGGGCGTCGACGACGACGACGTGGCCGGCCAAAACGACGACGACGACGACGAGCACGACGACGACGAGCCGAACCCGGATCAGACCGAGCTCGAGCTCGAGCACGAGCAGCCGGACGACGACGACGGCGACGACGACGACGACGACGCCGAACCCGACCCTGAGGAGGGATCGACCATGCAGGAAGCATCCGCGGCGCCGAGCGTGATCCTCGCCGCATCATCCGACCGGCCGTCGCGCGAGCTGCTCGCGGGCGAGCTCGTCGCGTACATCGTCCGCGCGCAGCACGGCGAGCCGGACGCGCGGCGCTACCTCGAGGCGGCGCTGCTCGAGTCGATCAGCACCGACGTGTCGGGGCTGCTCCCGCCGACGTACGAGCGGACGGTGATCGGCGGCAAGTCGGTGCAGCGTCCGCTGTACGACGCGTTCACGTCGCGCCCGCTCCCGGGCGTCGGGCTGAACGTGAACAAGCCCGCGTGGACGACGTACCCGGACGGCGAGTGGGCAGACACCGTCGACGCCGACGCGACGTCGACCAAGGTCGTGATCGGCTCGCAAGTCGCGACCGTGCAGCGGTGGGACTGGGCGGGCGCGATCCCGTGGGTCGTCGTGCAGCGGTCCGACCCGTCGATCGTCGACGAGATCTACGGCGAGGCGGTGCAGGACTGGTACCTCGACGTCGAAGCGAAGATCTACGGCGAGGTCAGCACGGCGTCGCCGGGTGTCGCGACGTCGCTCGGCGCCGCGATCGCGGAGTTCTACGTCGCGAGCGGGAACGCGCGCTCGCCCGATCTGATCATCATGGCGCCCGACGTGTGGGGCGCGTTCGCGGACGCGGGCGCGATGCAGGTCGCGATCGGGCTCGGCTCCGTCGACGCATCGCCCGAGCTCGTCGCGTCGTTCGCGGGGATCCGCGCGGTGACGTCGGGCACGCTCCCCCCGGGCGAGACGGTGCTGTGCACGCGGCGCGCCGTCGACGCGCGGGTGACGACACCGGTACGGCTGACGGCGAACGCGATCGGCGCGCTGAACGTCGAGCTCGCCGTCGTCGGCGAGGGGCTGTTCGACACCGACTACCCGCGCGAGATGCTCAAGTTCGCGGGGATCACGCCGACGATCGCGCAGGGTGGCGGCGGCTCGTCGCGCTCCTCGAGGAGCTCGTGAGCACTCCCGCCGACTGGATCACCGTCGACGACGTTGCGTCGTACCTCGACCTCCCGACGAGCGACGACGACAACCTCGCGCTGGCGACCTCCACCGTGAAAGCTGCGGTGGAGGGTCGTCGGAGCGATCTGTTCGACAGCTCCGACCCGCGGGTGTTCGTGCCGACCGACGACGTGCGCGGCGGCTCGATCATCTGGGCGGGGCTCGTGTTCCAGACGCGCAACGCGCCGAGCGGATTCAGCGGCTACGGCGACGAGACGTGGCTGCTCGATTCGCTCGGGTCGCGTCGCTCGGAAGTCATGCGGATGATCGGGTGGCGGCGCCCGGTGATCGCGTGAGCTCGACGGAGTCGACGACGGCGGCGTCGTGGGCGATCGAGCAGACGCTCGAGCTGCTCGCCGAGTACGGGATCGAAGCGACGCGCGACGCGGGAGCGTTCTACCCGCAGCCGGTCGGCGTGCTCGTCGGTCTGCCGACGCTCGAGGGGCGCACGCTCGGCGGGTGGCTGTTCACGATCCCGATCAGCGTCGTGTCGGGCGACCCGCTCAACGCGACGATGCCGGTCGACAGGCTGTACGCGCTCGCCGACGACGTCGCGATCGCGATCGACACCGACACGTATCGCCCGACGTCGTTCCGCAGCGGCGTCAACGCCGAGCCGCTCCCCGCGATCGAGCTCGTCGCGACTTGCAAGGTCGACACCATCCCGAGCACTGAAAGCGAGGTCTCACCATGAGCGACTCCCGGCAGGGCCCGGGCACGCTGATGCTCGACACGTTCGAGTTCGGCGCGCAGGCGTCCGCTGTTCGGCTGACGCCGGACGTGTCGAGCGAGGACGGAACGCCGACGCTCGCGACGCCGGATCCGGCGCCGAACAGCACGATCGCGTGGCACTTGAACGTCGACGCGATACAGGACTTCGACGATCCCGCGGGGCTCGTCAACTACCTGATGGACAACGCGCTCGCCGAGGTCCCGTTCACGTGGACGCCGAACACCGACGGCGGCACGACGTACTCGGGCACGGTGCAGATCGTGCCAATGGAGGTCGGCGGCGACGTCGCCGTGCAGATCGTGACGTCCGTCGAGCTCCCGGTGATCGGCGAGCCGACACGCGTCGACGGCGCACCGCTCGCGAGCCGGATCGCAAAGGACGCGCCCAAGCCCGCGGTGAAGTCGTGAAGCTCGGCACGCTGACGATCAGCATCGCCGACGTCGCGCTCGTCGTGGTCGCGGTGTTCGTCGTGCTCGCCTACTTCAACGGGTGGGGCTGATGCTGCGGCTACGGGGGACGATCGAGTACGACGGCGGTCGCATCGACACGTTCGACACCGGGTCGGCGGCGCTCGCGGAGTGGGAGCTGTACGCGCTGCGGCACGGCTACCCGATCGGCGAGCACGCACCGCCGATGCTGTCGGCGCTCGTCGTCGCGCACTACGCGCTCGGCGTCGCTGAGGGGTTCGACGTGTGGCGCAAGTCGGTCGTGGGCGTCGAGCTCGACACCGAGGGCGTCCCCCCTACCCCCGCGGCAGTCTCCGTCGAAGCATGATCGAGCTGGCTGTCGCGATCGGGTGGCCGGTGGGCGACCTCCTGGCGCTCGACGACGCCGAGCTCGCGACCGTCGTCGACGTCGTCGCGCAGCGGGGAGCTCGTCACGGCTAGGGCGCACACGTCGGGCACGCTCGCGATCGAGGTCGACGGGCTGATGGAGACGCTGCGCGCGGTGCAGTCGCTCGAGCGGTCGTTCGCGCGTCCGGCAGCGAACGCGCAGCTGCGCGACGCGGCGGGCGAGTGTGCGGGGCGGCTCGCCGAGGAGCTCGTGAGCTCGGCGAGCTCGTCGGGTGTGCCGGTCGCGCCGCGTGTCGCGCAGTCGATCCGCGTCAAGCGCGACCGGATCCCGGTCGTGTCGATCGGTGGCGGGCAGCGTGTCGGCGCTCGAGGAGCTGCAGCCGGTTCGCTCGTGTGGGGATCGGAGCAGGGGCCCAAGGGCGACGTGAATCACTGGGCGGTCCCCCCGAGCTCGGGCTACTGGATCGCGCCCGCGGTCAAGCGGTTCGAGTCGTCGGGCGCCGTCGCGATCTATCAGCGCGCGGTGTTCGACGTGCTCAAGCACGCGGGGCTCGTCTGACGTGGCGGGCCCCGGAAACATTCTGATCAAGATCGGCGCCGACGCCGGTCAAGCGGTGCGCGAGCTCGCGACCGTGAACAAGTCGCTCGGCGCGACGGCGACGTCGGGCGAGAAGATGCACGCGGGGCTGACGAAAGCGGCGCTCCCCGCTGCGGCGGCGCTCGCCGCGATCGGCTACGCGTCGATCGACGCGGCGAAAGCGGCAGCCGAGGATGCAGCGGCGCAGCAGCGGCTCGCGGGTGTGCTCGAGCGGTCGACCGGTGCGAGTGACGCGCAGATCAAGTCGACCGAGGATTGGATCGCGGCGACGGCGCGCGCGACCGGCGTCTCCGACGAGAAGCTCCGTCCGTCGCTCGCGAAGCTGGCGATGGCGACGCACGACCTCGGGCTGTCGCAGAAAGATCTGCAGATCGCGCTCGACGTGTCGGCGGCGACCGGGAAGGACGTCGTCACGGTGTCGAACGCGATCGCGAAGGGCTACGGCGGGCAGGTCAAAGGGCTAAAGACGCTCGTCCCGGGCATGGACGCGGCGACGCTCAAGTCGAAGGACATGAACGCGATCATGCTCGAGCTCGCGGCGACGACGGGCGGTGCGATGGCGGAACAGGCGGGCACCGCGGCGGGCCAGTTCGCGATCTTCAAAGATCAGACCGCCGAGCTGCAGGAGAAGCTCGGCGCGGGGCTGCTCCCGGTGCTGAACAACCTCCTGCCGATCATGCTCAAGCTGATCGACTTCGCGAGCAAGAACACGACAGCGATCACGATCCTGATCGGCGTCGTCGCGGCGCTGTCCGCGGGGATCCTGATCGCGAACGCGGCGCTCAAGGCATACCAAGCGATGCAGCTCGCGGTGAAGGTCGCAACGACAGCGTGGACGGCTGTCCAGTGGCTACTGAACGCGGCGCTCGCAGCGAACCCGATCGGGCTCGTGATCGTCGCCGTCGCCGCACTCGCCGCGGGGATCGTGATCGCGTACAAGCACAGCGAGACGTTCCGTCACGTCGTGACGGCGGCGTTCGACGCGGTGCTCGCAGCTGCTCGAGCTGTCGCGTCGGGGTTCACGGCGCTGTGGAACGCGGCGCGCGCGGCGTTCGACTGGATCACGGCGCACTGGCAGCTGATCGCGCCGCTGTTCGGGCCGATCGGGATCGCGATCCTGCTCGTCGTTCGACACTTCGACACGCTCAAGTCGGCAGCGGTCGCGGTGTTCGACGCGATCAAGTCGGCGGTGTCGGGGATCGCGGACGCGATCGGGTGGGTGATCAGTCAAGTCGAGCGGCTGATCGGCGCGATCGGACGGATCAAGGTTCCGCACATCGACTTGCCCGGGCCGCTGCTCGCCCCGCCTACTCCCCCTCTGACGGGGCGCGCGGCACCGGGCGCCTACGCGACGGCGGGCCCGACGATCAATGTCTACGGCGCGATCGACCCCGAGGGCACGGCGCGCGCGATCTTGAAGGTGCTGCGCGGGCACGAGCGGCGGCAGGGACGGTTCTAAGACGTGTGGGTGACGTCGATCGCGATCGACGGCGTCGAGCTCGACCTCGACAAGGTGCTCGCCGACGTCGTCGTACGTCACGGGCGCAACGGCGTCGACGAGCCCCCCGCGTCGTCGACCGTGCAGCTCACCCTCCGCAACGTGACACGCGACCACACGTCGACGTTCCAGGTCGGCGTGCCGGTCGTCGTCCGCGTCGGCGAGCCCGGGGCGCGCGCACGAGCTCGAGCGGCGGCGCCGCGGGCGTCAACCGGCGTGCTCACCGGGTGCGACCCGGCGTCGGGCCCGCTCGAGGGAGGCACCGCGCACGTCTACGGCGACCTCGCCGCGATCGACCCGTACACGTACGTGCTCGAGCCGGACGGCGTGTGGGGCCCGCTGACGAAGCTGTCCGCGACGGAGGCGGAGGTCACGCTCCCCGCGCACGCGGCAGGCGTCTGTCAGATCGGAGTGTTCGACGTCAACTACGCGGTGATCGGCACCACCGACTACACGTACGAGCTCCCGCCCGCGCCCGAGCTCGACCCGCCGCGGTTCACCGGACGGATCACCGACGCGTCGCTCGACGACGATCTGCTGACGGTGATCGGCGCGGGCACGCTGTCGACGCTCGGGCACTACTGGATCGGCGGCGACCCCTGGCCGGCCGAAAGGTGGAGCGAACGCGTCGCGCGCGCGTTCAGCGAGGCGGGGCTCGCCGAGCTCGTGCACTTGACGTACGACCCGGAATGGGATCCGCAGCTGATCGCACGCGGCAGCGTCGACGAGCCACCCGACGTCGTGTCGCTGCTCGACTACTTGGGCGAGCTCGCGGGCGCGGTCGGCGCCGCGGTCGTCGACCTCCCCGACGGTCGCGTGCTCGTGCAAGAGGTCGCTGCGCGCGCGCAGACGTCGGGCAGCGCGTGGAATCAAGTGCCCGACACGATCGCGTGGATCGACGTCGACCCGGCGCTGACGTGGTCGAACGCGAGCGACGCGGTACCGGGTGAGCTCCCCGAGCTTGTCGTCGACGGCGCCGACGTCGCATACGTGCCGGTGTGGGAGCAGACGCTCGACGTGGAGAACATCGTCGAAGTCCGCTACGGCGACCCCGAGCAGTCGGTGACGGCTGTCGAGCAGGCGTCGATCGACTTCTACGGGCCGTCGCCGAGTTCGAGCTCGACACCGCTCGCGCTCGTCGACGACGCCGATCGGCGCGCGTCGCAGCGCGTGTCGCGGCGTGCGTTCGCGCGGTGGGGGATGACGGCGGCGCCGCTGCTCCGTCCGTACCCGTTCGCGATCGGGCAAGTCGTCGAGCTCGGCGACTTCCCTCCAGCGTCGCCGCACGAGCGGTGGCGCGGCGTGCTCGAGGGATGGACCGACACGATCACGGGCGAGTGGTGGACGTGCGAGCTCGCGCTGTCCGATCCGGTGCTGTCCGGTGTCGCGATCTTCTGGCTCGACGTGCCCGACACGCTGACGTGGATCGACGTCGACCCGGCGTGCACGTGGAACGACGCGATCGCGCTCGACGCGTTGCAAGCGGGCGCGCAGCAACCTATCTACGGGGAGGTCTGAACCGATGCCTGCATCGACACCGAACGGTCTGCCATACCCGCTCCCGACTGATCAGCTGCAGGCGGGCGCGGCCGACATTCAAGCCCTGGCCGAGGAGCTCGACAGCCGGGTCGCGTTCACGGGTGACTACAAGATCAGCGCGCAGCTCGCGGATCACGGCGAGTGGCTGCTGTGCGACGGGACGCCGATCGACGCGGCGCACACGGAGCTGATCGCGCTCGTCGGGCCGAACCGACCCGACGCGCGCGGGCGTCTGCTGTCGATGAAGGGCCCGCACGCGCTCGTCGACACGATCGGCAAGGGCGAGGGGCTCACCGACCCCGCGTCGCGCTCGCCGTCGCACTATCACCGGTTCCTGTCCGGCAACCGCGGCAGCGGCTCGCCCGCGATGCAGGACGTGCTGAACTACGTGCTTGACGCGTGGTTCAACACGTCGGGCGCGGGCGCGCTCGATATGCCGTCGTTCGTCGTCCCGGGCAATCTGTTCGTGCACACGTGATCGCGACGACGTCAGCGTGGCGGGTGCTCGTCGCCGTCGCGGAGGGCGCGGTCGGCGTGCTCGTGCTCCTGCTCGTGCTCGCCGTCGTCGACCTCCGTCGTCGCGTCGAGCGGCTCGAGCTCGACAGCGACCGGGCTCGGCGACGGCGAGGGGCGTCGGTTTGAAACGCGACAAGAACGGACACGTATCGTCCGGGCAACAAGTCGGCGGGCGCGTTGCACGCGATCAGCCGGGATGCGGCGCCCGGGGGAACCCCACACCCGAACCGAGGGCAAGCTGTGAGCCCGTACGAGGCCGCACGCGCACGCCGAACAGCGGTGTTCCGCGTGGTGGACGAGCTGTATCGGGGCCCGCCCCCGTGAAGGGCTCGAGCCCCGAGCTAGACGCGTGGTGCGACGACGTCCGCGCTCGTCTGCTGGTCGCGTTCCGGCGCATCCTGCAGCGACGCGTATCGGATCGTCACGAGCTCCTCGACCGGCTGCAGCCGCGCTCGGCGCGCGTTCACGACCCGGCCGCGGTCGACGACGACGGCGTCGACGACGGACGCGATCAGCTCCCGCCGCTCGAGCTCGGCGAGCTCGCCCCACGTGCCGCGGATCGTCGCGACGGCGTCGACCCGGGTCGCGGTGGCGACGTTCGCGCTGTCGAAGTCGACGAGCTCGAGGCGGGCGACGGCGACGCGCTCCGTCCGGGCGTCGATCCCCCGCTGCACTTGCGCGACCGTTAGCGCCGTCGACGCGGTTCCCTCGATCCACGCGTCGAGCCCGAGCTCGGCGTCGCGCAGCTCGAGCTCGAGCTCGCGGCGGTGCTGCTCGAGCAGCGGCTCGGCGAGCTCGTCGAGCTCGACCGGTTCGTCGAGCACCGGTTCGGCCCACGCGAGCAGCTCGCGCTCGACGTACGCGTCGAGCAGCTCACACTTGACTGAGACGCGCGCGGTGCAGCTGCGCGAGTGGCAGCGGTAGAACAGCGACGACGCCGAGCCCGCGTTCGTCCGGTGCATTTTCGAGCCGCACGTGCCGCAGCGGGCGATCCCGGTCAGCAGCGACTTGGCGCGACCGTCGAACCGCTCGCGCGTCGTCGTCCGCTTCCACCGCTCGGACGGACGTTGCGCGGCGTCGAACAGCTGCTCGTCGACGATCGCGTCGTGGCCGTTCGGCGACCGCTTCCACCCGCCCGCGATCGGCGACTCGCCGACGTACGCGCGCCGCTGGATCAGATCGCGGAGCGACTGACGGCTGATCGACCTGCCGGTGTGCTGCTCGAACACTTCGACGAGCTCCGTCCACGACGCGCCGCGGGCGCGACCCTCGAACAGCTCGAGCACGATCGCACCCTCGAGCTCGTCGACGACAAGGTGGCGCCGCTCGTCGAAGCGGTAGCCGAACGGGTGCCGGGTCGACAAGTAGATGCCGTCCGTCCACGCGTCGTGCTTCGACTGCTCGAACCGCTCGGCGACGAGGTCACCCTCGAGCGTGCTGAACGTCGACAGCATCGTGAACACCGCATCAGCGATCGGCGAGCCGTCGTCGATCGGCATATCGCCGATGATCAGCTCGCCACCCGCGGCGCGCAGCCGCTTACGCGTTGCGAG